CGGCGACGTGACAACGAACGTCTCCGTGAAAAAATCAAAGTTGTCTAGCCTTAAATGTGCTACATTTGGAGATCTAGTACTGACACTCAAACGTTCTTGGAAAGAAATATTAGAACGAAAAGTAACAGTGGAGATCCCATTTGGGGGTGGCGAGGAGATAAAGAATTTTTTATCAACCGCTATCTCGTTCGCTGATAAAGGTAAGGATGCATTGTACCTTGCTGGAGCTGGCTTGGTGTCTAAGCTCCAACAATGGTTCCGAACCTCCTCAGAAATCAGTGAGCAAGAAGGTGCAGGTGAACCCGAGGCGGGGGAAAATTTTTAAAAGCCCGGATCACCAACCTTCAAATCGACCACGAGCATAAGTACTTCCGAACTTTAGATGGAGCTGGTTATATTGACTGGAACTACAAGAGGGAGTCCTATTTATACGCGTTTCAAAACTATGGGTTTGACACACCTGTATCTTATGATACCAGTGTGGAGAATCTATACTATGCTTTAGCTGCTCATTGTAGTCCGTTGGATTACGATGTAGCATCTGTTTTGAAAGTATTTAATGGGACGGACTTCGCTGTCAATATGTCTAGTGAAGACTACATAAGTACAGATACCTACCTATCACGCTTCCCGGGCCCGAGACAAGCTATGTTGAGGAATGCTTTAGACAAGGGAGTTAGGGATCCGTATCATTATGCGTTTGTAAAGAAAGATAAATTGCTTGTGGAAGATTACAAAGTCCCCCGAGTTGTGTTAGCTTCTAGTGACGAAACTATCGCGAACTTTGGGGCCTGGTATATGGCGTATTCTCGCGTCATAAAAAGAAACTACTCAAAAATTCGATCTCCTGAATTCCTCTGCAGTGGGGTGTCAGGGGAGGAAGTAGGCGCCTGGTTTAATCATTGGTACAAGACCATTAACCCCGAATATTATTTCGTTACAGACTTCTCAAAGATGGATAGATCTGAGAGTGTTTTAAATATAATGTGGGAATGGGACCAATATTTTAAATCGATGGACTCAAACCAGAAGAGAAAGTACTGGCCATACTACTTAGATCAGCTAGTGGTATTTATTAGAGGTATGGCAGGTGGCGGAGCCGCAGTACGGCTTGGAGGGAAAAACTCAGGTTGTCTTAACACTTGTATAGGCAACTCCATTCAACATATGCAGTTGATTAGGAAGTTTTGTAGCAGATATGGATTGGTTATTGGCAAGGATTTAGCTTATCTCCTTTTGGGGGATGATCTATTGATGATTTGTCGTAAGGCCATAGATGTGAAGAAATATTCTAATTTCTGCAGGTTGTTGGGGTTCGAGGTTAAGGCTAATCTTGAGAAAGATCTTGCCAAAGTTGATTTTTGTCAAAAAATCTTCTTCCCAACCACGGACGGATACATGCCGGGACCGAAACTTGGTCGATTTTTGTCTAAAATTGGCTATAGTTTCAAGAAAGACTATTGTGTCAGAAGTTCCATCTTTTCAGAGGATCTTGCCCACGTACCACTTTTGAGTTCGCTTGAAGGTGTAGCAGTAAATCGTGAATGGCAAGACTGGGAACTGCATAATAAAACCTTTCACTCCCCTACAGAAGAAACAAGGATTTTCTTCAATAGAAGGTATGGATTCGAACTACCACCTAGTTTAGCCGAGCTTACTAAAGAGCAAATTCACATAATTGATTCAGTCGATAACAATCGTACAGGAACGAATAATTTTGTGAACTTATACGCCAAGGCTAATGAGCGCTTTCTCAAAGAGGGAGGCACTTACCTCACAACTCGCCCCAACCTTAGACAGGTTGCTAGCGAGTTGATTGACGTACTTGCTAAAAGATTCAAGCGTCTCGTGGTTCCACAACTTCAAAGAAAGACTCTCGATAAATGTATCAGGCATCTTATCCTTTCTTTGAACCGAAAAAGAAGTTGAGCGTCATCTCCTGATAAAGGTGAC